ATTGTGCGTGCAGTTTCAAGGGCTGTAGCCGTCGATGCATTGCCAGTTAGAGGAGCAGTGACGGATGCGAACTGAACAGAAGAGGATGTTCCAACTGCTTGACCGATTGCAATGGTGGCATTTGAACCTTCGCCTGGGGTATGTGTAATCGATACACCAGTTCCCTGCGTAAGGTCTGACATATAATTGCCAGTTGTGTCTGTGCCCAGCGCAACGCTATTTGGTTGTACGGTGGCGGCAATATCAACATTGGCTGAACCATTGAACGAAACAGAACCTGAAACATCTCCCGAGAGGGATATTGTTCGTGGTGTTTGAAGTGTTGCGGCAGTATCGGCGTTTCCAGTTAAATTTCCTGTTACATTCCCAGTGACTGGAGCAGAGACATGGGCAAATGTAACGCTCGACGATGTAGAAACAGCCTGACCGATAGCAACTGTCGGCGTTGTTCCTTCTCCAGAGTTGTTTGTTACGGTGACGCCAGTTCCAGCAACCAGACTCTGGACATAGTCTCCGACCGTGTCGGTAGAAAGGTTTACTGGGTCGTTAATCCAGGCTGAAGCAGAACTGCTATAGCGGAGGAAGTCGCCATTTTGAAGGCTAGTAATAGTTACATCGCCGACCGAATTAAGGGTTAGGGTTTCAGAATAATAGTCAGTCGAGTTCCAAAGCGCGCCAGTGCCTAATTTTAATTTTTTAGTATCTAGTTCCATTCCCCATTCGCCAGCGGCAAGGGTAGGGTTGGCAGCGGTCCACGCAGAGGCATTAGCCCTCTTGATTTGAATTTTAACGCTCACTAGAACACTCCTCCGTCATAAACCGCTTCAACCATATTTGTAAGTTCTGCTTCAAAAATCTCTTCAAAATTTGTGCCGCCGTCAATATCAAATAAAGCAGCAGTATTATCCTGATTAACCCATGCCGAGCCATTATAGACCAATATCTGACCAGAAGTTAGAGAGGATAGGGAAACATCTCCAATATCATCTAGGGAGTTAACGCTCGTGATGCCAACTGGAACCCAATTTGAGTCGTAGTAAACAAATGTCTGGAGCGTGTCGGATTCAAACCAAAGGTCGCCTTCCTCTGCTCCTTCTGGTGCGCTTGGGGACACAATCAGAGAAGCGCCTCCAGCAGCAACCGAGGCAGAAACAAACTTTGTCCCATTGAATACAAGTGCGTCACCCACAGTTGCGCCAGTTGGGTCAATCTGTGTACCAGTTACAAACAAACCAGCAGCCTTGAAGGTATCGTCCGTCTTCAGGACATTGGCTTCGTCGCGATATAGGTTTGTATCGCCAGCGCCAGCGCCAGCACCCCATGTGATGCGCCCGCCTGCTTCTACTTTAAGTCTTGCAAAAGATTCTTGGTCAAGAAATACAGTAATACCATCTGAGCCTGCCGATGACAGGTTCTTAATAGTTACTGGTACTGTAAATTTTTGAGCCATGACCTCAGTCAATCTCTTGTATGAACCCCGCAGGGTTGTTTATATTATCCTGTTACAACAATGGTGAATTCGTTGCTGTCTACTGCTCCGTTAATCGTAACAACGACAGTATTTCCGTTAGGTCGGGTCACATCAGTAATTACTGTTGCGTTGCTGTTGGCAACTTCGTAAACCTGAACAATAACATCAGTGGTTCCAAAGTTGTGGGTCACTGTAGTTGTTGAAACTCCACCAGTATGTGCCGTGTTTCCCTGCTTTGCAATTCTGGCAAGAGTCGGTGGGCTTGTTGTCCCCGATGTTGTTGCTGCAAGATTTGCTCGTGCATCTGCTGCAGTTGAAGCACCAGTACCACCGTCTGCGACGGCAATATCTGTGCCGTTCCATGTACCAGTAGTAATTGTTCCCAGTGTTGTGATGCTGTCGTCACCAACATAGGTGCTTGCTGAAACTGCTGCAAGCGCTGCGCTATAGGCCTGAACATTGGTTCCAATTGTAAGACCAAGAGTGTCTCGCATTGCCGATGCGTCTGCATCGTCCAAAAGTGCACGCGCTGCTGAGGTGAAGTCTGCAACTGATGCGCTTCCAGAACCAGTGAAGTATGGAAGTTTATTAGCAGCAGAAGTTAGACCAGCAAGTGCTGCAAGTTCTGCATCGTAAGCCTGAACATCAACACCGATTTCAAGGTCAAGAGCGACGCGGGCATCAGCGGCAGTTGTTGAACCAGTACCACCATTTGCAATTGGCAAAGCACCAGTTACGGCATCTGAATCAGCAAGGTCTAGAGCACCCCAAGCAGCGGTTCCTGAACCAACCGAGCGAAGAACTTGACCAGCAGTTGCTGAAGACTTGACAGCAAGGTCATCGTTTCCGTCAACATAGATGGTTACATCGTCGTCATTAACATTGAGGGTCGAGCCATCTTTCGACATACCGTCACCAGCAGTAATTTGACCAGTACCAGAGAACTGTGTAAATAGAATTGCAGTTGAACCAACCGTGATTGAACCATTGGTGGCAACGACATATCCAGAGTCGCCGTTTGCAGTACCTTCTTCAACGAATGTAAAGGCACCAGGAGTTACTTCTGCATCAGAATCAAAGTCAGTTGCTCGTGTTGGTACTCCAGATGCGTTGACGGTATAAATGCCGTTATCAGCATGGGCAATTCCACCAGCGCCCTGGTCCTTGATAAGGATTCGGTCACCAGTTGCAAGGGTTACGCCGTCGATAATGCTTCCGTCATCTACATCAGTGGAGAGGTTTACGGTTGCGGTTGTGGCAGCGCGTACAGACTGCTTAACATCTAAGCCAGAGCGGGCTGAGTCAACATAGCCCTTGGTTGCCACATGTGATGCGTCTGTTGGTGTTCCAAACTTTGCTTGGCTACTGGCATCACGGATTACCAGTTTACTCGCGGTTGCCTCTGAGGCTGCGTCTGCCAACTTGGAGAAGTCTGATGCAGACATCAAACCAGCACTTGCTGCACTTGCAAGATTGGCTGTGATTGAAACTACACCATTAGCCTCATTGATTGTGAGTGCTGAAGACTGTGCGCCAGCAGAAGTTACACCAGTGACCATCTTGCGCCATGCAGAGGCAGTGATATCGTAAACCTTGACAACGCCTTCGGTACTATCAAAAATCAATCGACCGTCAAACAGGTTAGTATTTGGCTCGCTTGCCAATACTTCAAAAGTACCCTTAATCAGTTGATTTTGATTAAGGTCTAAGTTTGTTACGAATTTCATCTAAAAACCTCCATAGCGGGTGCGCGCACCCCTAAGAATACGCTTTTTTATACTGAAAGTGTGCGAAGGTATTTAAGAAAGAAAGGCTTTTCCAGAGAACGCGCTTGTAAACGAGACCGTAAGGCTATTCTCGTCGATATAGGTTACTTCTCCAATTACATGGGAAAGGGCAGAGTCAACAATTGAGACATTTGGGTAAAATTTAAGGTTATGCGTTATCGACCATGTTGTCGCGGCAGATGCCTGGGTGTGGACATATTTTGATTTTGCCCGCACCTCCTCAATTGCTCCCTGAACCGTCGTTGATGTTATTTCACTAGTCGGGGTGAAAGCAATGCCGACTGCTCCAACGATTCGACTATCCACATATTCCTTAGTGGCATAGTTAAATGTGACTATCGGCTCTGTATTTGGGACAACATCAGCAAGGTCAAAAGTTCCGTCGGGGGAGTTGCTGTTTAGGGTGAAAAAATACTTGTTGTACCCAGTCTCATTAAGGCGCTCATTTACTTCATATGTGACGCCATCTGGGACTGTTGAGTCGTCATCGTTGGCATAGAGATTTATTGATATTGAGCCGCTTGCGTTTAGGGCTACTACCTGCTCCTGCGGGGTAATGGTTACATCTGATACGGCATCGCGCATCGGGGCGGTAAGGGTGAACGAAACGGAGCCACTCGCTGGCAATCCAGTAGGCAATAGGTATGTGCCAGTAACTGCTATAAGTGTAAAAGCCATGATTACGCCTTCTGAAACACATCAAGCGTTAGTGCATGATGAACTACATTGTCCTCTAATGATACTATCCTTTGTATATCAGAAACCCTAAGCCTGTAGATATATACATCTGAATCGAATTGACCAAGTCCATCAAGTGCTGAAACCATAGAGTCGACCAGAGATGTATTCTCGGAAGCCCTATCTTGCCATAAATCAAACTGGACCATTCTTCGTCGAGTTTTTACAATACCATCGCCGATTATCTCTGGTACATTTCGCAATTCGTCGCTGTATGTAATGTATGGTTTTGCTGTATTTGGTGGAGCAAAATCTCGAAAGATTCCAGTTATCCCAGCAAGGTTTGCGGCGAGCAAACGGGTGCGAATTGAACCTCCAACTGAAGCCATGACTATTCACCGACCTTGATTGTTACATTCAATGGCTTCATGCCCTTGAACCTTTTGTACATATAGTAAGTAAAAGCATTGGCAACTGTTTTCCTTGCTCCTAAAGCAATATTTTCTCGTGCTGGCCTAGCAAATGGCCTTGGTGCCATGCGCTCAGTTCCATACTCAAGAAATCTTGCATACTTTAGTTTTGAGCCGAAAACCGCCCGTGCTGGGTTATCTCCAACCTTGCTCAGTGTTTGTGAATATATAGATTTATACAATGGTCCGCTCGGGTCTGCAGACGGTGGCTCCCCAGGCCGACTGGACATTCTTTGTTTTTTAGTGCTTCCGTATGTTTTGTATGAACCAGGGTGGTCAATAATTTTTTTAATTTCCTGCTCGCCCTGACGAGCGAGTTCTTGGGCGGTATAAAAGTTTCCAGCGATGCCAGCATTAATTGCGCTTGCAATCCTTTTATCAACCTGAGACATCAGGTTATCAATCGATTTCATTCTCTTACTCATTTAAAAGCGTCCTTCGTATTTCTAGTCTCAAATGAGTATGCGTATAAATCAAACCTTCAATTTCGTAAACACCATCCATACTATCGTGGTATCCAGTTATAACTATCTGGTCATTGCTGACTACAGAAGTTTGCTTTGGAAGTCTTACTACCAAACTCCGTCTTTCTCCATATTTACCTAAATCAGAAGGCTGACCTTCCTCTGTAAATTTTTGATGGATTGAACCCTTATAGGTTACATCACTTAATACTGGTGTCCAAACGCCCTCTGCATCTACAGTCACAGATGATTTGCGCCGAACAGTAATTTGTTCAAATGCGCCGCGCATGGTCTACCTAATAACCCTGCGCTTGTAGCGAAGAATATTTTTTACTTCTTGGTCGGTGAATCCACCGCCAGGGGTTGGCTCGAAGAAGTACTCAGTTCCTTCAACCTTAAGACGCTCCATGCCTTGAGCATCAATCAGGACCTTGCTCATTTCTCGTGTTGCAGCAGAAAGAATTACTCGCTCTAGTGCTGATGCATCAGCATCGAGCATGCCAGCGTTGTAGGTTACAAGAGCCTGATAACCAAGCCCAGCAATCAGAACATTGTCAATTCCCCAAGGGTAAACATCAAAGTCATAAATATTTTGGGTTGTGTATGTTGCCGATGCATTATCAATCAATCCAATACTGAATGAGATAACACTTCGTACTGGGGCTTTGCGTAAAAATAACTGGCGCTGTCCAGGCTCAAGCATGTGCTTTTCGTCTGTAATGCGAACTGGGTTCAGAGGGCGATTCAGCAAATACGAAATTTCTGATTCCAGGCCAGAAAGAATAGTTGAAGCCGCAGCCTGCTCACCAGCAGTAAAAGTCTTGTTCATTGCGCGAGCAAGGTCAGCGTAATTCAAAATTGCCATAAAAACACATTACACCATTGTTTTTAGAGGGTCTATCGGATTGGGGCAACCCAGAAAATCTTGCGGTATTCAAAGAAGCAAATTATTGGCTCCGCATCATCCTCTTCCATCTCAAGCAAAAAGCCAGCATTGTTGCCTTCAAAATAAATCCTTGGGTGAACCACATAACCCCTACAGGAGTGCATGATTACGCTACTTGAATCCAGCGGCTCCCATCCATACCTGACCTCGATTAGGGAATCACTTGTATGGGCTTGTTTTATTAAACCACTTGCACATACCTGATTGAAAATTGCATCGTATGGATAGTCGTATTGAAAATCTTTATCATCTTGGATTAGTTCATACATTGCGTTTTTTAGGCTAAGAAAAGGTTCGTCCTTTACCCAGTACGCAGCAAAATCTATATCGTCGTTCAACCCAAATTTCTTTGGGTCCAGGCTGTCCACGGATTACTTTGTTTCTGTAGCGAATGGGTCATTTACCGAGATAGGCATGACCTTATATCGCATTGCATCTTCGACACTAATGCGCTCGCCCTTACGGACAACCTTCACACTCTTGCCTTCGATGTTCTCGTAAATATCGCGTGGAGCGATTACTACAATTTGTGACATGCAAACATGTTAGCACAAAGCAAAAAGCCTGGGCCGAAGCCCAGGCTTTTCACTTTTCTGACTGTA